TCCCACCTTTTTCAAGTGTTAATTTAATCTCATTAATCTGTTGTTCACTTAGTATGCTGAGAGCTTCTTTAGCTTTTTCATTACTGTAACCATAATACTCTTTTACATACTCTAGGTTTTTCAATTTGGCCTGTGATAACCACTTGCCACCAAATCGCTTTTTCTTACGGATACTATTTATGTAAAAGTGGAATTGTAACTTTTTGTCTAAGAAGTGAAAACCATTCATCTCGTTAGCCTGAGCAATGGTATCGTAGTGCATAGATAAACACTTGTTAATGATATAGGGTGGGTATTTCTTTTCCCAAGTCAAATCGTCACTATCAAGTAGTGGCGTCTTTTCAAAGTTGATTGCGTTCAAATAATCTTTTAATTCGTACATAATATAACCTCAATGGTGCCCCTTGTCCGACTCGAACAGACCACCTACTGATTACAAATCAGTTGCTCTACCAGATGAGCTAAAGGGGCAAATTTGGAGCGGGTGACAGGATTCGCACCTGCGACCCTTTCGTTGGCAACGAAATGCTCTACTACTGAGCTACACCCGCTTATTGTCATTTAAATTTACAACTTGCCATAATTTCTGTTAGACAAGCGACCATATTTATTTCTTGGTCAGCAACAAAGGCTGCCTTGTATTGATAACCTGCAATAATTAATACCGATTGTGGTACTGATTTTGCATCTAAACTTTCATAAAGAATATCATAGATACCTCTAAACAAAGCCTGTGGTTCTTTATCAATATTTTGAACAACCCATTTTCTCATATCAGTAAACTTCTTTTCTTTTAAAAGTTTGACTAATTCTTTATTGTTAGCTTCAGATAAACTAAACAAAATACCACTATCAATTTTACCTCGTACAGAATATCTTTGAAGTTCATTAATAGTTCTACGGAAGTCTGGATAATATTTCTGAATTAACTCAGCAAGGACTTTCTTATCAAATTCAATCTTTTCTTCATTAAGAATATTTGATAATCTATCCATTAAAGCTGTTGCTGTTTTAACCTTTTGACCATTTTTAATGGTAAAGTCAACTACAGTACAACGACTATGTAATGCTGGAATGATTTTGTTTTTGTAATTACAAGTAAATATGAAACGACAATTATTATAAAAGGTTTCAATAAAATTACGCAAGGCAGGTTGAACACTATCAGCGTTCATATAATCTGCCTCATCTATAATTACAACTTTATGATTGGCTTCTTCGGTAAGAGATACTGTAGAAGCAAAGTTTTTAATCTTTGTTCTAATTGTATCAATTTGACGGCCTTCGTCTGAACCATTGATGATAATATAATCAACACCTAATTGCTCACATAATGCTCGTGCAACTGTGGTCTTACCAGTACCGGCTGTACCAGATAATAGTAAATTAGGTATTTCTTTTTGATTTAAAAACTCTTTAAAAGTTTCTTTTATATCCTGTGATAGGATACAATCATCAATTGTTTTTGGTCGGTATTTTTCAACCCACAAGTAGTCTGACATAATATAAACTCCACTTTATTCATTATTTAGTTTCTATTGTAAACTCATTTACAATTTCTGAATCAACATCATAACCACCTTTATTCATTGTCCAACAATCTTCTTCACGGTCATAATCGTGTTGGTCAACAAATTCCTGGACTTTATCAGCTAGTTCTTTATCTTCATCACTAGCACTATGATAATCATTCCAATCAAAGTATAAACCCTTTTCAAAGGTCGGTAAATCACCAAACTCCTCTATAATATCAGAAACAGCAATTTGTCTATTCAGATAATGTGTTGTTTGATGATATTCTCTGGTTTCTACTTTGATATAGTCGTCTGCTTTATATTCAGTACCGTCTTCTAGTTTATAAACTTCGGACATATTAAAACTCCGAATCAGGTTCTAATGCAATCCAGTATTGGACTTTCTTATTACGATTTACAAAATGACTAATTTTTTGATTTGAAATCGCAACATCATAATCATCTGTAATCATTTTAAAGTTTTCTACTTTAAAATAGGCCGTAAAGTTTTTATCGGACTCACCAACATCAATTGAATATTTGTTTGATGATTTGTTTTTCTTATCAGTAGCTACCATTGAGATAGACTTACCATTACCAATAACTGCAACATCTGGTAGATTTAGTGTTGTAGCTGCTTTCATAAGTTTAGCAAAACTTTCTTTTTTAAATGTGAAAGTTACAAACTTATCTGGCATTGTAATAGTTTTTGTAGGTGCAACGATAACTGATTTATCTGCAAAGAAATATTTAATATTCTGTTTAGATTTTTCTTCAGCAATTGTTACATTTGTTCCACCATTAAATTTCAAACTAGGACTATCGAATAAATCAATAGACCTTAAAAATTCTGGTAAATCGTAGATTGCGAATTCTTGGTCAAAAGTTTCTGAAATATCAGCTTCTGCCAAAATATTCTTCATTGTTGAGATTGTCTGTACTTTGTTTCCAGGTTTAACCAGAATATTCTGATTAATGTCTGAAAAGTTTTTCAGTACAGCAACTGTGTCACTTGATAGGTTCATAATATATTTTCTCCTTGTTTAATTTGGAGCGGATGGATGGTACTGCCCCACCTTCATTTGATTGGAAATCAAATATAATACTTTTATAAGACATCCGCATTTTCTATAATATACACTAAAAGCGTCCCATTGTCAATGCTGGAACGCTTATAGTAATTTTTTATTTACGCCACCTTTTTAACTGGTTTTGTAAGAGCAATCTTAGGTTCAATCATTTCAAACATATCTTCACCGTGGATAGCATCATGTGGTAAATAAGACCTAATATTTAATGGCCATTTACCGTGTGTTTGTTTATATACTACCGCTTTTTCAATAGCATCTAAAGTAGTATCATAAGCTTTCTTCATACTCAACCTTTTTTTATAGGTTGTGTCTTTAGTTCTTTTATTACTAGAAGAAAGTGGTTGTTTGGTATGAAAATAAAAATCAGAATGTTTTTCTGTTTCAGCAAATTTATGAATAGCTTTCATAATTTTTGTAGTTTCATATCCTTCACCTACAACCCAATGGTACCTGTCTGTATCTTCGTCAAGTACACCATTAACTTCTACACCTGCAACTTCTTCAACAAACTTTTCAGCTTGTTCAGGAAGATAATCTCTATGGTCGGTATTAGTATTAGTTTTATGTAAAACTTGTTTAATAATACCTTCTATACTTTTCTTATTGCTTGAAGCATGAGTTCTAATATATTCAGAACACTTAATTTCAAGGTCTTTAACAGATAGTTTACCCCACCTTTCACCTTTTACCATTCTAACTAAAGATGCAATCATTGAATCCCTACTTAATGGTTTAACATTTGATTTGGCATTATTACTATCCCAACCAATATCTTCGTTAGCCCATTTGTCTGCCGGCATATAAACATCAAAAATCCAAGAACCAATACCTAAATTTTGATGAGATTTAGCTCTATGATTTCCAACATTCTTAATTTGATAGTTGTAATGTCTATTATTAATAAAGATAGGTTCATAATAAATTGCGATAACTGGTTCTTCGTACCTAATACCATTATCACCAAAATCAGTTTCAAGTTCACTTACTCTATTACTGTCAACATTACCACCTTTTCTAATAGTGTTTGTTACCTGGTCTCTATAAATATCAGGAACATAAATATCATTCCAATCAATGATTGTTCTTCCAAGATATTCTGATTGTTTTGTGAATTGTGGTTTTACCACGCATTTATCAACATCTAAGTTGATAGTTTTTCCATTTAAAGTCTGAATAGACTTTTTCTTTACGACATTTATTTTTGTCATTTCATCCTCTTCAGTTTTTTTTGACTTTAACTCTATGAGCACCTCGTAAGGTATAAAAGTCAAACTGTTAATTTAACATAACTAATGTTACATTATGTATTCAATATAACATAGGCCGTCTAAAATGGCAATGCCAGGATAAACGGCCTATTTTATTTCTTAAACTATTTATATTACTAATACTAAAAGCCAAGCTAATACTACACTTGGTATAGTACACATTAATATAAGTGACCTATTTTTTCGCCAGTAAGATTTAGTCTTACCAACTCCGTAAGTGATTGTTTTCCACTCACAGTAATTATACGGCCACATACTAGTCCTTTTTAGTTACAAATGAATATAACTCAGCAGCCTGTTTCATCACCTCAGTTGGTGAATACATTTTAGGCATATACTTTGTTGTATATTCTGTAATATCTTTGTTTGCTTCTTTTACTTTGTTTAGATTTTCATAAAAGATACCAACTTGTGTATCATATGCTTTATCTAACATTTCTTTAGCCATTGCTAAAGTATCGAAACGGATTTCGAATGGGTTTT